AACCTTCGCTTGCTCAAGGAACTGCGCGAGAAGTCGCGTGGAACTCGTAAGATGGGCACTGAGGAGTTCGTCAAGAAGTACGAAGAGTCGGACACCCCGGCTGGTCGTGTGACGAAGACCGAAACTAAGACCATGATGGAACCCCGTCGTGCTGGTCAGGGTATGTCTCAGATTCGCGGCATGATGGGCGGCGATGGCGAGGAAAGCCCGGCTATGGCTCGTATCCGTATGGCTCGTGAGATGGCGAAATCTAAGGGTCCAAGCACCCGAGCTACCCCGGCTCAAGGCATGAGCATGGCAGAGCGTCGTATGCGCGAAGCCGGTCGCATGAACAAGGGCGGCAGTGTGAAGAAGTACGCCAAGGGCGGTGTTACCTACTCGATGGGTGGCAACGTTTCTAAGCGTGCTGACGGTATCGCCAAGAAGGGTCGAACCCGCTGCAAGATGGTGTAATCATGGCGTCCATGCGAATCCCCAAATACACGGCTGGTATGTTCAAGAAGAAGATGCCCCGCTTTGGGGCTTCGTCTATCAAGATGCCACGTATGCCTAAAGCTCCGAAGCCTCGTGCGAAGAAGTACGATGAAGGCGGAGAAGTTGAGGAAGTGATCGTAGGACCGGGCCAGTACGGTGAAGTTGAAGAAACCATCGTTGGCCCCGGTCAGTACGAGAAAGAGCAGAGTAAAGATTTGGTGAAGCGATACTTGGCGGCGTCTAAACGGGCGGCTGCTAAGAAGAAAGCAGAACCGAAGAAAGACCCTGATAAAGAACGTGCTGAGCGTATGCGGAAAGAGTTTGACGCTCTGATGGAAGACCGCAAACGTCGTGAGCGCGAGGCTGAGTCTCTGTATATGCAGGAGATGAAGCGCGGTATCCGTACGGCTCGTAGCGGCGGAAAGATGGACTCTTGCTGCCGTGGTGACGGCATCGCCAAGAAAGGTAAGACCCGAGGCAAGTTCGTATGATGGCCTCCCGAGGCATGGGCGCGATTAGTCCGAAGAAAATCCCCCGTGCCAAACGGCGCGGGGATAAAAAGCCTGTGATCGGTACGGGTAAGCCGATTCGTACCTTCAAGGAAGGTGGTGAGAGCAAGGTCAACGCAGCCGGTAACTACACAAAGCCGGGTATGCGTAAAAAGTTGTTTGAGTCAATCAAGGCTTCGGCAACGCAGGGCACTGCCGCAGGCCAGTGGTCGGCACGTAAGGCACAGTTGTTGGCTAAACGCTACAAGGAGAAGGGCGGATCTTACCGTGACTAAGGTCTGCTTACTTTGTGAAAGCGAGAAAGATGAATCTTGCTTTTATAAATTTTATGACAGATGGACGCAAAAGCACTACTTAAGTGCACGTTGCAAAATATGTCATCAGGAGTATAAACGGCAAAGTCCCACGACTCGTCGCAACCGTAAAGCCGAGAAATTACAGTTGCGGTATGGGATGACCTACGAGCAGTGGGAAACCATGCGCGAGAATGAAGACTATCGTTGCATGATATGCGGGATTACTGAAGAAGAGATTGGTAGGAAGTTGGACGTTGATCATTGCCATAGTTCCGGAAAAGTTCGCGGTTTGCTTTGCAACCCATGTAACTCCATGATTGGACATGGGCGGGATAACGTGGAAGTTCTAAAAGCTGCTGCGAAGTATTTGGAAAACTATGCAGGCGGGTACAAGTCATGAAGGCTCCGCAGCAGTCGTTAAAGGCTTGGACGCAGCAGAAATGGAGAACAAAGAGTGGTAAACGATCTTCTGACACGGGTGAAAGATATCTTCCAGAAGCTGCGATCAAGGCTCTTTCCCCAGCCGAGTACGCCCGAACCACTGCCGCCAAGCGAAAAGGCAAAGCCCAAGGCAAGCAGTTCGTCGCCCAACCCAAAGGCATCTCGCAGAAAACCCGTGCGTATCGCCAAAAAGGTAAGTAAGCGTGGCTGAGACAACTGACATCGAGATGTTTAAGGCACAGGTTCAGGCCGAGTTAAATCGGCTTGAGGCCAAGTCGTCTGCCAAAGAAGTCGCTGGCAAAGCTATCGGCAAGGATGGCCTTAAGTACATTACGATCATCGTTGTCATCGGTGTGGCATCTAGTCTTGTGCTGGACTCTGAGAAAATTGCTGCCGTGATGGGGCTGCTTGGTGCATCGTTGACTGCGCTAATCTCGATGCTGAACGGTATTGCTGGTGCAAACGAGAAGGAAGAGAAGCCTGAGTTTGCAGTCATTAAGGAACTCATCACCAAACTCGATAAACTGGATCGGAAGGAAATGCCGATGCGGGTCGATGTGGAAGGCGATCATGTCATCGTCACCAAGGGTGACGACGTAGTGACAGCGAGGAAGTAATGGTAGACAAGACTACAGCTACGACAGACTTCAACCTCGACCTCAACACGATCATCGAAGAGGCTTACGAGCGTTGCGGTGCTGAACTGCGTACGGGTTACGACTTCCGTACGTCGAAGCGTAGTCTTGCACTGCTTCTGATGGACTGGGCTAACCGGGGCGTCAATCTGTGGACTTTGGAACAGGGCACTCACGTACTGACTTATAACGTCGGTACTTACGATCTGCCGGTAGATACGGTTGATTTGTTAGACCACGTGATCCGCACGGGTACAGGCACGAACCAGCAGGACATCAATATCTCGCGCATTTCGTCCAGCACCTACGTATCCATTCCGAACAAGAACGCGACGGGCCGCCCGATTCAGATTTGGATCAACCGGCGTACTGGCGCGACGGGGGCCGACGATGTGGTGGTCTACCCGCAATTTACGGTTTGGCCGAAGCCTGACAACTCGACCACGTGGACGTTGTATTACACGCGGCTACGACGGATGTTCGACCCCGGTACAGGCGTGAATGGGCAAGATATCCCGTTCCGTTTCCTGCCCTGTATGGTTGCAGGCTTGGCTTATATGCTGTCGATGAAGATCCCCGGAGCAGAAGGGCGTACGGCCATTTTGAAGGCCCAGTATGACGAGGCTTGGGATTTGGCGGCAGGCGAAGACCGCGAAAAGGCGGCGGTGCGGTTTGTCCCACGTGAGAGCTTCTTGGGTGGCTACTAATGCCAAACAGGTTTGCCAGTGGCAAAAACGCGATTGCGATGTGCGACCGGTGCGGGTTTCAATACAAACTGCGCCAGTTGAAGTCGATTGTGATCAAGACCAAGAACGTGAATATCTTGGTCTGTCCGGAGTGCTGGGAGCCTGACCAACCCCAGTTGTCTCTCGGTTTGTACCCTGTGGACGATCCGCAGGCATTACGGAACCCGAGACCGGACACGAGTTATTTTGCGGTCGGTAATGACGGCGCTAATGGTAGCCGTCAGATACAATGGGGCTGGGCACCGGTAGGTGGTGCTAGAGCAGACGATGCTGGACTGACGCCAAATGATTTAGCGCCGGTCGGTGAAGTAGGTACGGTGACGGTCGTTACGACCTAGGAGATTGTGATGAAGAATGGTGATGCAATGAAAGCTTTGAGAAAGCACGCTTCACTTCCGGCGAGTAAAGCTCACGGTATGCGTGCTGGTGGCAAGACCAACAGCGAAATGAAGAAGTACGGTCGGAATATGGCGAAGGTGATGAACCAGCGCAGCCCGGTGCGTAAGTCTTCTGGCCCGAGGTAAGTGCCATGAAAGAATTAAATCCCGGCAAGATCAAGCCGAACACGGACTCGACTGGTGAGAATGGCTATCCTGAAAAGGATGTCAACAAGGGCGTTACCCACATGGAAATGAAGGGTGCTGGCGCTGCCACTAAGGGTAAGAAGTTCGTCTCGCAGATTAATTTGCAGAACAACGGCAAAGTACGAGCAGGCTGGAGTTAATGAACTACACGCAGCTTTCACAAGCCATTCAGGACTATTGCCAGTCCACGGAGACATCCTTCGTGGCGAATATCCCGAATTTTGTGCAGCTTGCTGAAGAGCGGATTTACAACTCCGTTCAGATCCCGGCTATCCGTAAGAATGTCACGGGTACGATGACAAGTACTTTTCCGTACTTCCAA